GCTAGTTTTTTTTAATTGATTTAATCTATATCTAAACCCACATATATCACATAGACCAAATACATTTCTACTGTTTGCCATTATATACTAATCTTTGGTTTAATTAATAAACTTACTCTTTCTCTATCCTCAGTCAAAGCTCTTGCAAGTCTTTCTTCATACTCTGTTTTAATCATTGCAATTCTATTCATATCAACATTAGGTCTTTTCATTGACATATAGTATGCAACTCCTGCAGTTAAACAAGGCAAAAATCTTCTTGAAATGTCAGGAGTTTGTACTGCAGATTTATTTACATCCTGCATATATCTAATTAATTCTACTTTAATTTTATCTGTAGAATTTTCAGGCAAGGGCCATACATATATTTCAGGATTATCTCTTTCATGTCTTACTGCATATTGAGTAGACTTACCTGCTTGTCTTTTATTTGGTATCTTTAAATATTCTTGCATAGATATACGTTCTAATTGTATATCAGTATTATCTCTACTAATAACTGCTTCTAATACATCTATACTTGAAGATGCTAAAGCATATGTAGTTACACTTGCAGAAACAGTAATTGTAGAAGTTTCTGCAGTCCATAACATTATATCTCTATTCTGCCAATCAGATAGTAATAAATTAATTGACCTTCTTGCAGACTTAGGTTCACTACCTAGTGTAGGTTCACCACCTATCATTTCTGTAGCTTCTTGAA